CCAAAGGAAATGAAGGTATTTCCACTGCGTTTCCTATGGAGCACATGGAGATTTAGCCTGTTTTTACGCATAAAATCACGTTTCCACAGGAAACAGAGGTCTACTTCCGATGGAAAACTTTATAACCTACGTTTCCTATGGAACTCTATGCCAAAGGGGAAGATAAAATTTACTAAAGCCGATAGGGCGTGGGCTCTCAAAGTTAAAGAACGAGACGGCTTAGCCTGTGTCATTTGCGGAGACACCTTCAGACCTAACGCACATCACATTCTCCCTAGAGAGCTGCACGAAACGAAGTTTGATATTTCTAACGGCATAACGCTTTGTACAAAACATCACCTCTTTTCTAGGGAGATTTCCGCTCATAACAATCCACTAGCCTTCTTTATCTGGATGGAGACGCACAGAGCAGAACAACTAGAATACTTACGAGGAAAATCTAATGAAAATAGTGCTAGATGACTACCAAAAGGAAGTTTTAGCTCATAAAGGCGATTTTCTCCTTTGTACTGGGCGAAGAGTAGGTAAAACCTACATAATGGCTCGAAAAGCGGTTGATTTGATGCTTTCTAGGAAAAATACGAAGATTTTGATGTTTTCGCTTACTGAAGAACAGGCAATGCTGATTATGGTGATGGCTAAGAACTATCTCATGGAAACAGCCCCAAAAACGCTAGTAAAGAAGCAAACACAGACCAATAAGAAGACTTTGACCCTAAAAAACGGCTCAGTCATGAAAGTGAGACCCGCTGGTGATACTGGTGATTCAGGTAGAGGGTTTGAGGCGGATGTTACGATTGTAGATGAGGCTAGTAGAATGGGTAAGTACTTCTGGATAGCTGTTTTACCTATTGTATTGATGACGGCTGGTGAGGTTTGGATGGGTTCTACTCCGTTCGGTAAGCAGGGCTACTTCTGGGAGCGGTTCAATGAATCCTACAATCTCAAAGACCCAGATGCTAGATTTAAGGTGTTCTATACTACTACCGAGAAAGTGATAGAAGAAAGGAAGGGCTGGACGCCAGAGCATAAAGAGAGAGTTAAGGCAATCCTAGCAGCAGATAAGAAAACGATGTCTAAGCTAGAGTTCGGACAAGAGTATCAGGGTCTCTTCATGGAAGATATAATGAAAGCCTTTGATGAGAAAGACATACGTAAAGCGATGCAGTTACAACCCAAAGGAGCGGAGAAGGACAAAAATTACTTCTTAGGAGTTGATGTTGCGAGGTACGGGAAGGATGAGGGTACTTATGAAACGATAGAGGAAATCAACGGTAAACTATTTCACAGAGACAACCAAATAACAACCAAGCAGTCAATCCCAGAGACATTCCGCTTCATAAAACAGCTAGACACGAACTACGACTTCTACAAGATTTTCACAGATGGCGAGGGTGGTATAGGGATTGGAGTGACTGATATGCTACTAGATGAAGACCAAACCAAAAGGAAGACTATCCCAATCCTCAACTCTACAATCATCGAAGATAGGTGGGGAGACAAGACTAAGGTTATGAAGAACTGGCTTTATCAGAATCTAATCAGGCTGATACAGAACGGAGATTTGTTATTACTCGACGACGAGAGTGTTTTTCACTCACTTAACGGCATCCAGTACGAGTACATCGAGGACACGAATGGGAAGCCCATTATGAGATATTTCGGGAAAAAAGGGGCTGGGGGCGACCATATCGCAGAAGGACTGACTAGAGCGGCTCTAGCGTGGAAATACAAAGATTTAAATCCTACGGTCTACACTATAAAAGTATGAATACAGAAGAGATAATCACAGAGTTACAGAGAATCAAGGCAGCCCACGAGAACCTAGACAACACAGAAGTCTTAAAAATATTAGAATTAGTGATAATATCGAGGGCAAACAATGGCTGACGCAGGCACCTTAGCAACAACAGCACAGGTTCTCCTAGCAATAGGACAGAGCGCAAGCGCCGCACAAATCCTCGAGGCTAATACAAATATTTGGATTCTACAAGCAGAGAGTTTAATGAGTACCGACGTAGACTACGACCTAGTTACAAACATAGGAGAATTTTCAGCGTACCAGTTACAAGTTTTAGCCCTAGCAGCGAGTAGTAAGGCAGCTATTATTGGTATTAACCAAAATCAAAACACATGGCAACTAGCAACATCACAATCAAAATTAAATGTTCTTGACAGCCTATATAAAGAGTCTATGGAGAATATAAGGATGTTTGCTAAATAATGGTAATGCCACAACCCTTCACAACCGCAAGCCAAGCCCTAGTAAACTATGACGCAACAGATGTTTCAAATGGAACTGGTTACGAGGATTATTATTTAATAGAGAGCGAGGATAGTGGTGGGGTAGACTATCATTTAACACCCAACGCAGACTTCTCTAATTCTGTAACTTTAAATGTATCGGCAGGAAGTTCAGACCAAGATTTTGATTTGACAGCCTTTATAATTCCAAGAACAATAAACGGAGATGTACGGCTGTCAATACCAATCTTTAACGACGGCGGAAATTCTGTAACAACAGCTTACTTATATAAGTATGACGGAAGCACAGAGACACAACTAGGTAGTTCGATAACTATAACTAAAGTTGGAAACCCGACAACTATGCTATATATGATTATGCCGATAGATAACGAAACAATCCCAGCAGGGGAAGTTTTAAGATTAAGATTAGTTATGGCGTATGCAGGCGGCGGCACAGGGCGCTGGGGAATAGACCCTGCGAATAGGACACACTCCTCTCTAACAATCACAACACAATCTAAACTATCAATCCCTTACAAACTCGACTTATAATGGCAGACTTAAACTTATCACGAGCAACAACAACTAACATCTCCGTACCAGACTTTATAGTATCGAGTAAGACACTAGACACGACAAACGCAGACGGAGAAACCTTTTGGTATTTCTCTGACGCGCCGCAAAACATGGGCTACTATTCAGAAATCCCAGAAATCAATTCCGCAGCAAACACTCTCTCGACATGGAGTACGAGTAGGGGTTGGATAACAGAGAACAAAGACATGACTAGAACGCTAGAGGGTCTTGACGGAATGGGTAAGGATACCTTTGAGACTATTATGTGGAATCATTTAGTTATGAAGTTTATTGTAGGTGATGCTTTTGCAGAGATTAAGAGAGGAGACCAAGGACAGCTAGTTAATCTAATACCAATCTCACCAGAGAGGGTTAGGATTGTGTTTACCAAGAGCGGAAGGATTAAGCGATATGATTCATGGAACGGCAGCAAGTGGAAGCAAATCCAAACCCACAATATGCTGCACTCACAAAACAAGAGACTAGGCGACCAGCTACACGGGACTTCACAGATTGATGCGGTTAAGTGGATTATCGACGCTAGGAACGAAGCTCTGATTACTAACAGAGTGATAGAAAAGAGAGGAAGAGCTTTAGGTATTGCTTATTACAAGACCAACAACGAGGGGAAGATAACTTATGCCAACGAGCAAATAGAGAAGGCTTGTGAGAACGGACAAATGCTAGGATTACCAGAAGGCACAGCAGAGATTAAAGAATTTCCAACTAAGCCTTTAAGCGAGAGGATGGATTGGATAAGATATTTAGAGACCTTCTTTTACCAAGTGTTCGGAGTGCCTCGAAGTATAGCAACCAGCGACGGAACAAGCGAGGTCGGTGGAATCAACGGGCATCTAATCTTTGAGCCTATCTACGCTAAAGAGCAGATGGAACTAGAGAGAGACTTATGGAATCAAGTGGCTATCAAAGTCAAATTTAATAGACCTCCTTCTTTAGCTCCTAAGACACAAGAGGATGCAGAGAAGAATGCAGGTCAGACAAATATACAACCAGCGGAGGTAGAGCCTAAGCTCGATAGATAATGGTAGTTGTAAGGGACAAATTCGGAAACGTAAGAAAGAGAAAATCTAAGCAAGAGATTGAAGACGAAAGAAACGAAGAACAAGTATTCAAAGAAAACGAAACCAGAACAGCAGCAGGAGGGCTTAGTTTAGAACAGAAAAAAGCGAGAGACATAGAAGTCGCGCAAGCCAAAGCAGATATAGAAGCAACAGCAGCAGAAGAAGCACCAGCAGAAGAAGCACCAGCAGAAGCAGCCCCAGCAGAAGAATTTAGCAAGACATTTGTAGGGGACTTACACCCAGACATACGAAACCAATTAAAACCCGAGCTGATACAAACAGACGAGGACGGAAGACAATTTGTGGTATCAAAAGCAGGAGAAACGCCAGAAAATAGTGGACTAAGTATATTCGGGTCTGCCGTCGCTGGTAGTATTGCAGGTGGAGCGCTCGCAGCAAGCGGAGCGGTAGATGTCCTAAGCTCTGCCGTAGCATCATTCTTCGCCAAAGCCGCACCAGCAGCAGCAACGGCAACCACAAAAGCAGCAGCGTCGGGCTCTAGAGCATTAGGCACAAACCCTAGAGCATTAGGCACAAACCCTAGAGCAGTACAAGCAGTCTTGACAGCCCCAGCAAAGCTAAGAGGAACAGGCGGTTTTTTGTCTGACCCTATCAAAGCAGGGTTATCATTTTTCGGAGCATCTAAAGCAATCTCCTTAGGCTCGGAAGTAATATTCGGAAGAGCCAAAAAGATGAAAACACAAATCGGACAAGTAGGGGAACAATTAACAAAATTACCAGAAGCATCCTCACATGGTTTTCATGTAGTAGATGGGCAAATAGCCGAGTATACGCAATCAATGGCTCTAGCAGATATTGCAGAAGTTAAACAAGAACTACTAAACTACCAAGCAGAACTCCAACAGACCAGCATAGCCAACACATACCTTAAATTCAATCATGATTGGGAGGCTGCGGTGAAAGAGGTAGACAAGCAGCTAGTAGAGATTGGAGTTGCACAGTCTAAGGTATTAGAACAAGTAGCAAACCCGTCGGTAAATCTCCAAGCGACTAGAGAGTATTGGAGGAATGTAGATTTAGCATGAACAAGAAATCTCAAATAGATTATAAAATAGTTCTAGCGGTGGTGTGTGCTTTGGTTATTATAGAAGTTACGGCTCTATGTAACGGAATCAACGGAACAGTTCTGACGCTCGTCGTCGGTATATTGGCGGCAATAGCAGGGGTAGCCATACCAAAGGAAAAGTTTATAAAGTAGTGTTACACTATATTATTATGCCCGATGAAACAACCAATGAGAGTAACGCGGAAGGAACGGAAACTGATACTAGCGTTACGGACGATAACAAACCTATTTCTCTCTATGATAAGACTGAAGCGATTGTTGCTAGACAGGAAGCAGCCAACAAGAAGACGGAAGAACTCTTAGCAAGACAAGAAACTCTACACGCCAACCAGAGACTAGCTGGTACAACTGGGGGAAGAGTGGAGACAGAGACAAAAGAGGAGACAGCAAAAGAGTACGCTGACAAGGTGATGAAAGGAGAAATGAAAAAATGATAGAAGATAAAGAACTAGGCATCAAAGTGGCAGAAGATACAGACGAAGCATTCTGGACAGACACTAAGGAAAAGATAGAAACCTCAGACAAAGCAGAGATCAGGAACGCAAAAGTTAGAGCCGTAATGCTAGAATTATGCAACAAAGAACTAAGTTAATCGGTTAACCGAATAACGAAAGATTTAAATAGTATTTATTCTAAGGTTAATTATGGCAAACGCAACCGCAGTATTAATCTACGAGACAGAAGCACCTATAAGACTTAATTGTGCTAGTGCAGCAGCCTTCGAGAAAGGAGATTTTGTAACATTTACAGGGGCTACTACTAATTTAACAGTAGCGATTACTTCTGCTAATAATGATATTTTTGGTGGTGTAGTAGCAGAGGAAAAGATTGCTAATGTTGGAACAAGCGTAGCAGTTTATAGGAGAGGTTATTTTAAGGTTGAGGTTGGAAGTTCTGGAGCAACTATTGGACTAGACGCAACAATAGAAGCAAAGAATGAGTTCACAGATTACACAACTTTGGATGATGAGAAAGGTATTGTCTTCGGTAAATTCTTAGAGAGCGGAACTGATGGGCAATTCGTGACTATGCAGGTGGGCGCATAATGGCAGATACAGCAGGCATGGCAGAGATTAGGGGGATTGACATTACAAAGTTAGTCGAGGGATTTGCAGATGTAGGAATTATTTTAAAGAACTATGTTCGAGTTATCTCCACAAGTGCAAGAGAAATGCGATGGTACTCTAAGACAGCAGGTTATTTAACTTCTCCAACTACTCAAGGTGTTACAGGCGACCTAATTGAAACAGCCTCTAAAGCTATGCCAGTAGTTATCGAGAACTCTTACACTAGGAACACAAGCTATGTTAAGAAATATTTTGCTAGTTCTCCTATGATTTCACTAGAAGATATTAAGGATTCAGACCCAGACGTATGGGGAGACATCATTAAGGACAGTGTTATTGCAGTAAACAAGAAGATTGATAGTAGACTATTGACTGTACTGGACGCAGCAGGTTGCCAGACAGCGGCGGCAGCAGGTAGCGGTTGGAATGTAGATGCAGACGCAGACCCTATTTATGATTTCTTAAACGCTATTGAGAACATCGAGGCTTATGGTTATGACAGTTCAGACCTAATCGCTTACATGAATCCAGCAGAAAAGAAATGGTTATTGAGATGGTTAATCACAGTTAAAGGTTCTAGTATTCCTAGCTTTTCAAGTGGTAAGGTTGCAGGTGGTGAGCTGATGAGCTTTATGGGAGTGAAGATAGTTTCAGACCCTAACAGACCTACTGACACAGTAACAATCTTCTCGCCAAGTAAGGCAGTAATCTATAAAGAGTTTATGGGAATGAGTTCTGCGGTAATAAATGACGAGGGTATCGGTAAGACTGTTAGAGTATGGGCAGAGGGAGAAGGTATTAGACCTAACCCAAACGCAGTATTCAAGCTAACTGATACTATCAACTAATGGCTAATATTCTACAGGGCGGTAAGCGAGACTTAACCGACCAAACAACTTCTTTTACAGTTACTAATTTTACAGAGGACTATGCTTTTGACGCTAACACGGCAACACTAGCACATACTTCTGATGTTGTAGCAACACTAATCAGAGACTTAATTGGTAAGGGCGTTATCAATGGGACGGTGGCATAATGACATTAGAAAATTGTAAACTATATCTAGCAGAGGCTAAGGACGAAGCTACAAAGAAGTTCTGGGCTGACCGAATCGCTAGGAAATACCCAGCTAAGTTAGAGGAAGTTGTTGAGGAAGTTGTTGAGGAAGTAGTAGAGGAAGTAGTAGAAGTTAAACCTAAAAAGAAGGGGAAGGAATAATGGCAGCAGGTGACGTAATCACAATAAGAGAAAATGCAGGTGGTAGAAAGGCTAATCTTTATGATGGGACTGATGATTATATGTTGGCTGATGCTCACGCTGTTGCAAGAGTTGCGGCGAACGATACTATTGGGACTTATTCAGCATGGATATATGCTGATGCAGTTGCAGGCACACAAACAATTCTAAGCGCCGGAGATGCTAATGTTGCAGAATATTTCCAATTGCAATTAATCGCGGGATATTTGCAAATAAGATTAGTCGTCGCTACAGTCCTACAATTTGCAATAAGTCAAGACACAGCGAATATTGAAGATAAGACGTGGACTCATGTTGCAGTAGTTCAGAACGGAGTGCAGCCAGTACTTTATGTTAATGGTCTTGCAGTTGCCTCAACAAATGATACTGCTACGGACATAACAGCATGGTATGATGAATTGACTGGTGTAGATGTTTTCGCGATCGGGGTAAGAAACCAGAACGCAACACAAACACAAGATTTTAAAGGAGCAATCGGACAAGTGAAATATTGGAACGTAGCCCTAGATGAAACCCAGATACTAGCAGAATACAACGCAACTTCAGACGGAACAGGATTCGGAACTTACGGAACACCAGCTTTAAACATCACTATGGAGAACGACGGAACTACTGATTCAGGAAGTGGGGCAGACAACGGAACTCTTACAGGTGATGCACACTATGGCGGAGAGGTCTCAGCACACAGCCGAGCAGTAGAAGCTAACGTAACAGGACACGCAGCAGAGACCATAACAACATTTCCACAGGGAAGTAAATACGTGTCCATCATAAAGAGGGGAGACTAATGGTAAACTATTATAACAAAGGTGTAGCAATCACAAAAGAAGAAGCACACGCTTTGACAGATAAGAGTGGGATTGTAGTAGCTGATAGGGTTGTTGATTTTAAGGTAGAGTTCTTAGGAACTAAGATGAGTGACGTTGCGGAAGAATTATAAAGTTTGATTTCTAATATTTACTATGGCTAACCGAATAGGCGATAAAGAGTTAAAGACGTGGTGGGATGAGAGAACAGCCGCAGACCCAGAGAAAGCACCTGGGTATGACATGGCTTTAATCCCTGAAAATTCTTTAGTACCCGCAAGAAAGAGAGTAGGGCTGGACTGATGGGACAAACAAAGGCTCAAAGAATTGTTAAGCAACTAGCTGGTAGTGTTCAGAAACAGACAGCCATCGCTACTGATATGTTTATACCTAATCACTCTGGAGATAACTCTGCTGGTGATGTACTAAAGACACCCACGAAGGACACAGACATACCTAATAAGAAGTATGTTGATGACCAGACAACGCCAGTCGAGTGGAGTGCGACAAGCATCTCTGTGGTGACAGGAACATATGTTTCTGGTGATGTGACAGATATAAGAACTAAGGGAGATGGTAATACTTATGATGTTGATGAGGTTACTGGTGTACCAGGATTTAATATTCTTGTTACATTTACAGGAGTAACTCACTTCAATGCAATTAAGACACAACAAAAATACGACGGACATATATCTCATGAAGTATGTATAGAATTATATAATTACGCGACGACGAATTGGGATTGTTTCGGACACGTCACACCATCATTAGTACAGACGGCAAAAGACATCGGAGATATAAACGATGCTAATTATGTTAGTGGTGGGGAGGTAAAGTTGAGGTATTACCATTCCACAGCAGGTAATGCAAGTGACGATATTCATATTGATTACACTAGTATCTGGGCAAGTAAGGGAGGTAGTACAACGCCAAGTCTATGGGAACAGGGAGACAATGGTACGGAGTTGGTGACGGCGAGAGACATAGATATGCAGACGAAGAAGATTATTAATCTTGTAGACCCGACAGCAAACCAAGAAGCAGCGACGAAGAAGTATGTTGATGATAATGATGTTGATGGTATGTGGAACTCCCCTGCTTCTGGTTGGATATGTCCTAATAATAGTTGTTGTGTTTGCGCCCCATTAATATGTGCGGATTGTCTGGTTTCTAGTTGTGGCTTCTTCAATTATATTTGTAGCCAGTCGCAAGGCTGCCTCTGTATGTGTACCTGTTTGATTGATTGTAATGGTTCGGAAATATTAGGAGGCGGAGGATCTTCATTATGGTATGATGGTGGTGGTTATATTTGTAATTGTAACGCATGCCCTGTTTGTATCTGTGGGGACTACGCCCCAATGAGTGTTTATTCTAGTTATGGATGTCAAGCACAGATGGAGAATGGGGTTTATTCTTGTGGTTACTGTGGATGTGATTGTTGCATTAGTTATAATGGAGGTAGCAACTATATGTGCTTTTGTGGAGGAGTATTTGTTTATGCAGCATGATTCTTAATGTAATGGGGGGCATAGGGAAAGCGATTGCAGTAACAGGAATACTAAAACCAGAGACGACAATTATAACAAATCACCCAGAACCATTTATGAATAACCCAAACGTCTCAAGAATCTATCCACCTAACACACCTTACCTATTTGAAGACGTGATAAAAGGCAATGGGTTTACAGAGTTCGACGCTTACAAATCCTCTGCCTATCATAACGAAGGTCATGTTACAGGAGAAGTCCCAAAAATTTTTCTCACAAATGAAGAGAGGCAAGGAGCAGAGAAATGGAAAGCGCTGCAAACCAGACCAGTAATATTATTCCAACCATTCGGACAAGGGGGAAATAAGTACGACCAAACATACAGAAGTCTTCTACCAAAATTTGCTAAAAAACTAGCAGACGCTATCCCAAAGATTTACAAGATTTATATTATTGGAGATAAAACACAGGAAGTCGAAGGTTATGAAAATCTCAATCTTGATATAAGAAAATTATTCTCAATCATACCACACATACATAGTTTTATCGGAGTGGATAGTATGTTGCAACACGCTTGTTCTGGATTTGGAAAGAGTGGCTTTGTGTTCTGGGGTGGGACACTATACGAGAATCAAGGCTATAATATAAACTACAATCACAGGATTAGAAAGACAGAGGTGGTACACACAAATCCCTACCAAAACGACCCAGACATGATAGGGAAACTAAATGGGATTAATGACTTTGGGGATGCGGACATCAAAATATATCTTAAATGGTTGAAGGAGGTTAAACATGACAAAGGAAAAAAG